GATAAATTTATTCAACGTGCAACTAAGGCTTGGGAAAATCAATATCATGCAGGAGAGATAGACGATGACATACCTTACTGAATATGAGTGTGCTGATTGCAATGAGGTTTTTGATTTGCATGAGCCACCGTATGATGGGCTGTCTATATGTAATGAATGTAGAGATGAACCTAGCTACTGCGGTACTTGCTATGGTAGGGGCGTAACGGAAAAAGATGTACCTGTTATTGATTATGTCAATGGTGGGTACATAGAGACACGTTATGAAACCTGTCAAGAGTGCGGCGGTGATGGCTGATTACCTTGAAACTTGGCCTGAGATTAAAGCAAGGCACAAGCGAGAGAAGATAGAGTTGCTGCAATCATTGTGTAATCATTACACTGTGGATGTAGCGGCTCGTATCTTAAATACTAAACAAGCAACCCTTAGAAGGTACGCTATAGATCATAGCGTTAGGTTCCTAAGAAAGATACGGAATGGCAAATACAATTACGAATCACCGCATGAAGTTACTGTTAGCTGCAAAGATACTTGAAGTACGCAAGCAGATGATAACGACTAAAGCTCTTGCAGAAGTATCAAACACAAGCAGACAGTCAGCAGTAGATAAGCTACAGCGAATGCACCCCACTTACTTTAACCGAGAGGGTTTAGTATTTCATTCCAGTACAGGCAGAGTAATGGAGTATTCTTTAACAGAAAAAGCAAAGCAATTAATCAAGGAGCACTTGACCAAGTTTGCATAGTCGCAGTACTAGATAGCATGGATAGTTATTATGACATGCTAATTAAGAAAGCTGCGGAAGCTAATGTACCGTTGGCTAAAGCCTTCATCAAAGCTGGTGTACCTACCTCTACATATTACAGAACTCTTAATGGTTCAGAGTTAAGGTACAGTACAGCTAAGAAAGTATGGAGAATGCTAGAGTTATTAATGGGCGCCCATCCTAATTACGACAAACGTAAACTTACCCCACCAAAATGAAACCTTACGACTACATAATAGGTGAACTTATTAGTAGGCGAAAAGACTTAAAGCTATCTCAAAATGATTTGGACTTTAAGATAGGATGTTCAGACGGGTTAGTGCAAAAGTGGGAGACACAGAAGCGTATACCTAGTGGGTTTATGTTATCATGCTGGATTGATGCGTTAGACTGTGAGTTACAAATCAAACAAAGGTAAGTCAGCTTACTGCGATCACTGCGATCAAGAGTGTAGGCACTATGTAGCTATACTATCGGGCAAGTATCCTAAGACGCATTGGTTTCTGTGCATGCCTTGCTATGAGGAGGACAAGTGGCAAACAAAAATAAAAACAAAGGGACTTACCATGAAAAATGGTTCGTTGAATGGCTCAAGTCAATCGGCGTTGAATGCAAGCGAGTCCCCCTCAGCGGTGCGCTCGGTGGAGAATGGAGCGGAGACATTCACCTCACACTGGACGGACAAAGATGGCTGGTAGGTGAAGTTAAATACAGAGATAAGTCTAACTTCCCTAGTCCATTCACTGTCTTAGAAGGCAGAGACATAGCCTTTTACAAACGAAGAACGGGTAAACCTCAGACCTTAGTCATCATGTCAGGCGAAGAGTTTGAGAAAATTATACAAGGAGAATAACATGGCAAGAAAGCCAAGGATTCCAGATTCAGAAGAGTTTAAATTATTCTGGCAGTCATACCCAAGAAGAATAGGTAAAGGTGTAGCTCGCATAGCATTTATCAAAGCATGTGAAATAGAAAGTGCAGAGATAATTATAGAAGCTGCACAAAAGTTTCAGTTAGTTAGTGTCAACACAGACATACGCTTCATTCCTCATCCTGCTACATGGCTCAACGCAGAGCGATGGGAAGATGATTTATCTCACTTTGATAGCAGCAATGACTCACGCCTTGATGACATACTAAATGCACAGTGGGATGATAATGTGTTTAGCTTGGAGGATAAACGCAATGGCACAACTTGATTATAACTATAGAACACAAGCCATAGGCAAGTGGCTGCAAGCTACACTCAAGCGGTACACACCACCGCAAGGCATGACCAACGAAACTCTATTGCAAGAGATGAAGTTTATTGTGCAGGACATCAATGGCATCATGCCCAATCATGTCAACGATGGCTTGATTGATTTGTTTTTAGAGAGAACAGACAGACAGGTACGCGCCATCCATGGAGCGCGTAACTGGCCGTCTGTCAAAGTGTTTGTCACTGCTGCCAAGTCTGCTGCTGATGAAACCAATCGTGCTGTAGCTACAGAGGGCAAGAGCGAGTGGGACTTTAATCCATTCACTGCCATAGAAAAAAAAGTCAAAGCTAAAGACTATGTGCCAGTTGATTATCTATATGGTCGGCTATCACACGGCTTGGTTCACACCACTACAGTTACAGATGATGAACTGGATGAATACAGATTTACCTATGAGACTAGACTAAGGGAGGAACAAGGTGACAAGACCGCCAATGCAACGATTGAAGAGCTTACCTCTAAGCACAGCGCGTTTAAAAAAGATTGGCATATTAGAGAAGCGAGTGGAGAGACTGAATCACCTGATAGAAATGCAGATAGAAAGGGACGGTGGCAGAAAGCAAGACATGAGTATATCCCAATGGCGCAGCGAATTGGTGCTGGTGCTTGAGGAATTATTTAAAATAGCTGTTGATGTTGCTGCACATATGCAGTACAAATAGCCTTGATAACAATGGAGAATGTTATGAAACGTACAGGATTTATAGGTGGGTCTGACTGTGTAAAAATTATGCAGGGAGATTGGTATGATCTATGGCAGATTAAGACGGGCAAGATACCTAGCCCTGATCTTAACGACAACCTTGCGGTACGCATGGGTAGTTACACTGAGTCATTCAACATGCAATGGTTTGAAGAGAACATGCCCAAGCGTGACACGAATGATTACTTAGTTCACAATCATCAATATGAGTACGAACGCAATGTTGATGGCGTACCTATGAAGGGTACAATTGATGGTATGTGTCGCGGTTCTATTGTTGAGTGCAAACATACCAATTCATACAACACTATGGATGCGTTAATTGAATACTATATGCCACAGTTGCAGTGTTACATGAAGCTGTCTGGCAAAGACGGATGCTTCCTCTCTGCTTTCTTTGGCAACAACAAGTGGGAGTGTTCACACATTGCATGGAGCGAGTCATACTTTAACCTTATGATGACTGCGATCAAACAATTCTGGCATCATGTAGATACAGATACAGAGCCGCTTGGCTACGATCAGCCAGCAACTATGAAGATAGATAGCATACCTGTAGATGATATGATTAAACGTGATGCTAACAGCGACAATCACTTTACATCTATAGCTCACGACTACATTGGCAACGAAGCCTATGCCAAATCGTTTGAGTCAGCCAAGAAAAGCCTCAAGCAAATGGTGGGAGATAATGAACGAGAAGTGTACTGTGACTTGCTAACTATACGCAGAGACAAACGCGGATCACTTAGAATATCAACACGCAAAGAAAGTGCAAAGCAATGATAGGGGTTTATGCTTTTATACCAGATATGCGTGGTAAATATGGCATTGATGTAGACTACATTGGTGTGTCTAAAAACTTAGAAGAAAGAATAAAGTCTCACTTTAGAACCAGAAAGCCTTACGCAAGTACAGCAAGAGGTCATATTATCTATCAAGAATTTAAAAATAGAGATAAGGCTGAGTGTTGTGAGTCAAGTCTTATTCACGAGTTTAGACCAGTGTATAATAGAAGCATAGGAAGGGAGCATAGAATATTATACCCACACTTTTATAAAGTAAAAAATATAAAGAATGTTCTAAACCAAATAGAACGAAAGCCATGGTAAGGAGAATACAAATGGTTGAGAAAAGAAAACGCGGACGTCCAAGTAAAAAAGATCAAGAGCTTTTAGCTATGCAAGTTAAAGCAAGACTTGAAGCAAAGGCAGCGCTTAAACAAAAGCGTGAGGGCGCTGTTAATCTACGGTATGTAGCTGAACGCCTTCGTGACATAAAAAATATGGACGAGGTAGAAGCATTCTACAAAGAGTGTGTCTACAATATTGGTATCAACACACTGCGTAATGGAGAGGCAGATGGATAACCTAGATATATGGAACAGGGTTGAGCAATCAGATCCTAAGTTTCTAAAACAAGTGAGCTTTGGCGCACGATCATTTACAGCTATTGATCCTATGTATCAGATACGCTGCGCTACTGCAGAGTTTGGCCCCATTGGTAAAGGGTGGGGCTGGATTAATCAGACTAGATTCATTGATCTATCCAACGGTGACAAGGCTGTAGTTGCAGACGTACAGGTATGGCACGGTGAGTTAGTCAATGCCTTTGGCCCCTTCACTGGGTGCCGTAAGTTCTTTGATGCAAAGAAAGGCAGACTTGCCGAGGATGCACCGAAGATGGCTGTTACTGACGGCCTGACCAAAGCCCTATCACACTTAGGGTTTAACGCTGACGTCTTTCTTGGGAAGATGGATGGCAATAAGTACGCCGCAGATAGCGGCAGCAAAACCGCTGGCAATAGCTGGTAAATACAGGAGCCAAAAGCATGGCAGAGTACGACAACACTAACTCAGGCGCAGCATTCAAACCATTTGATACGCAGCGCATGATACTACAGGGCAAGCTCAACAATCAGGGCAACGATAGTAAGATCGTACTTGTAGCAGATCAGACAAAAGCTGGCATGAAGATCATTGAGGTATATCAAAAGCTAGGCGTTATGTTTGAGAACAATAAAAATGGCAATGAGAAAGCACCCGACTACTCAGGGCCAGTAGATGACACCAAATTAAAACTAGC